TAACGGCTACATGCACCTAGACAATAACAGCAACATTTTTACACCTGGCGCCGGAGGCACCCATCAAGCCTTCGATTGGTTCTCTAAAATCATTCAATTTACCTGCGACGTTAACGATGGTTCGACGACTAGCACAGCGGACGTCGCTCATATGGTCGTCGTCGATATAGATTTTCAGGACGACGGGCAACAGGCCAGGGTCATGCTCACCCTCGCTGATTTCTTTTCGTACGCTGGCCGTGACCAAGTAGTCGAAATAGACATAACCGCCGACTATGGCACCCTCGACGAAATCGGAGAAAATATCTTAAACGGCGGCGGTGGCATAAGCGCCGTACCATTCCCCAAATTCGGGGCGTCCAGCGCCACAGTGACCTCAATAAACAAAAAAAACAACGTACCGGCAGGGTCAGAAACAGCCGCTGGGTTCTGGGGCATCATAGACGAGTTCGACGCAGGAACAGCCAAAGACCACCTCAACGCTCAAGTCCTGCCCTCTGGGCCGGCCCTCATCTACCCGACGACCGCCGCCTACTCGTCGAACACTTGGACACTAAACGCCGGCTACATTAACCGCCTTATGACGAAAGAAAACGTGAGCAGCACCGACCATTACCGCGTTTTCGAGTTCACGGGCGATAAAACCGCCGATAAATTCCCGATGCAGAAAGTCTCGACCCAATACAACCTTGTTAATACGATCAACCAGGCGAGCATTCAAGCAATGTACCCAGTGACGGGAGAAGCAGCGAACGTATCGAACAACACGACCTCGCAGGATACGCTCGGCGTGCGTTCCGTCACATACTCGAAAGTCATAACGTGGCGATTTGGTGGCGCCACCCAAGCCGACAAAGCCGTCATAGGCGATTTCTGGACTAATCGCTTCGGAGACGTCACCTACACGCCGCAACAGCTCAGCGTCCTACTCGAAGCAGTAGACAGCCAGATGGATTCAAGCAGCCGCCAAAACTACGCCGATTTTTTAGACGTCGAAACGTGCCTCTGGTCAATAGCCGCCGTCACATTCACACCAAAAGCCGCCGGCTCATCAAAAACCTATAATTGCGTTATAGCGGGCCGCCAGATATTCGCTTCACCAAACAGCACCACTATCAGCCTAGACCTACTACCAGCAGCAGAAAACCAGTCACTCACCCTCGACAAAACCAATGTCGGCATATTGGGCGAAAATAGGCTAGGATAACGTCATGGCCAACCCGTTCGATTTCACCGCCGGCGCCGTACTAACCGCCGCACAACTCAACAGCATAGGCGACTACACGGCTTTCACCCCTAGCTGGTCGAATGTCGACCCGGGAAGCGGAGCCACGAACGCCGGTTTTTACGCTGAAGTTAACGAATGCGTTTTTTTTGAAATTGCTCTGGTGCTAGGCACAAGCTCCAATATCTCCGGCAGTATTCAGTTCGCCGTACCCGTCGGGACCGCAGCGAGCACTATTAATCCTTGGGGGCCGGTAGGTACCGCGGTCTGTATCGACGTTGGGAGTAGCGATTACACTCAAAACGTGCTTACGTTAGTAAACCAAACTATTTTTTTGCATTGCATCACAACATCAGGCACCTATGCTGATAGAACAGCAAATGTTAACGCCACACGGCCTTTTGCATGGGCCGACGGCGACAAAATTTATCTACAGGGAATGTATAGGCAGACATGATATATCTAAGATTTGACCCGTTCGACCCCGAAAAAATCGACGATGCCGTTCTAACGGCACGAATGCGGCAAGAACGAAACCTACTACTCCAACAATCAGACTGGACACAAGCCGCTGATAACCCGATAAGCAACAAGGCAGCCTGGGCCACATGGCGCCAACAACTGCGGGACTTCCCCGCCACATGGACGCCAGCCGAAACCGTCACTTTCCCAGACCCGCCATCATGAGCGCTATTCCCGTCGCCGGCAACTGGGTGAGATTGAAAGAAATCCACCCGCTCATGAAACGCAGGCTCGAAGCGTTTTTCGCTGATTCTCGCATTAAAGGCAAAGTTGTTGTTTCGAGCGGCTGCCGCACCTACGCAAACCAGAAAGAACTCTACCGAAAATACAAGGCCGGAACGTTCCCCAACGTCGTGGCTAACCCTGACAGGAAACACGGGCCAGGTGGCAAGTTCCAAGGCAGCTTTCACATGACCCAACCAAACGCACCGGAAGGCTTACGGGGCTATGCGTTTGCCGTTGATTTTAGAATCGTTGGGAAGATCAGCACCGGACAGGTTAATAAGATAGCGGCCGAATACGGCCTCGTTAAAACCGTCCCGTCGGAATGGTGGCACCATCAAGCGTACGGCCACACAGGCGGCGGCCGGTACGGATGGTATAAGCCGACGAGCAAAACGTACAAGGACGACGCCAAACTTAAAAAAGCAGCCAAAGTACTCGAAGCGCCGACACAGCCGCCAGCGTCCAGCATGCCGCTCGTGAAACGGGGAAGCCGTGGCGCCCACGTCAAAGTTTTACAAACCAAACTCAGCGACCTGGGTTTCAGAGTATCGAAAAACCCGAAATGGTCCGGCATCGACGGCATAGCGGGCAGCATGACCATCGCAGCCCTTAAACGCTTCCAAAAATCAAGAGGCTTGACAGTAGACGGTTTATGCGGGAAGAACACATGGAAGGCTTTAGGCTTATGATCGACTGGAAAGACCTAGCAGAACGAGTACTCAGTACTTTTGTACAGGCAGCGGGGGGCATGCTCGCCACCGACCAGATCATCGACATGAATGTCGCCGAATGGAAACTAGTTTTAGGAGCTGGAGGGGCAGCCGTCCTATCCATGCTTAAAGGCTATTTCGCCGCTCGTTTCACCGCAGACGGCAGCGCCTCACTCATAACAGGCAAAGACAAAGACCACGAACTCGCCGAAATGTTCGGTGACGAGTAGCCGCCCTTTCACCCTCATATCACGGCTACTACTCTTAACTCTTCTCGTCCTCGCTTGGATAGCGCCACCCGTCTACGCCTCAACCGTCGAATGTGTCGAAGAAAACGGCGTCTGGGACTGCTCTCTGGACGTGGACGACACCGACGGCATCGACCTTATATTCACCCTGGACGAAGCCACCACCGTCACTTTCACGACCTACACGAGCCTTACCTGCACTGATCACGGGACAGAAAACAACACAGGCGCCTACGCTGGCGACCCGTACCTTTACCTCTACGACGACCAGAACACTCTCATAGCGCATGACGACGACGGGGCCGCACATAACGTCAACGGCATGTGCTGGGACGCCCACATAGAAATAATAGACTTAGCGGCCGGAACGTACCGGCTGAACGCCAACGTGTACGAGGACGAATACGGCGTCTATTCTATGGACATTAGCGGCGTCGAAGCGTTCGACGGGGAAGAACCAGAACCCACACCCACACCAGAACCAACGCCGGAGCCTACGCCGACAGTAACGCCCACACCCGAACCGACACCTGAACCAACCCCAACGCCAACAGAAACGCCAACTCCAACCCCGACACCGACGCCAGAACCAACACCGACGCCTAGCCCAACTCCAGAGCCGACACCAACGCCAAGCCCAACACCGCTACCACCAACACCCACGCCCACGCCGGAGCCGACAGCATCACCAACAGCCCCGCCAGCGTTGCCAGTATTAGTAGAAGAACCCACATACGACGATGATATCACATGGGACGACATCGACTACGACGACTGGGACTTCGACGACTGGGACGTAGACCCTGAACCCGACGACCTGCCACCTATCGAGGAGGAAATAGATTTTGACGATTTGGAAAATATCGAAACAGAACCAGAAATCGAGGAAGAACAAAGCCAAGAGGAAACAGGCGAAGAAGAACCAACTATCGACGATACGGAAAGCCAAGAAGAACCAGAACAAGACCTAGAAGATATTTTCACAGAAGAACAAATCGAAGATCTAGAAGAACAAGAAATCGAACTCTTGGAGGAATTACTGGATGACCCAGACATAGACGACCAGCTCGTAGAAGAACTAGAGGAACTTTTCGACGAGGAAGAAATCACCGAAGCAGAAATCGACGCCATAACAGAAAACGAGGATTTCGAGGAACTCCCGACCGAAGCCCGCCAGCAGGTCGTCGAAGCAGTAAACGAAAGCACCGTCGAAGTCAGAGAATCGTTCGAGGAAAACGTGGACGTTTTCAGCTCCACCGACTACTCGAACTACGTCATGGTTGGCAGCAATATTACGGTCGAAGATCGTAAAACCGTTATTGTCGCTTCGGTAGCTATCACGGCATCGACGACGGCTGCTAGAATACGACCGACGGCTACCGTTTCCACAGGACCGACAGGCCCAACCCGTACACGAAGGAGTCGCTAATGATTAAACGCCTAGCCCTCGAATTATTCTGCTACCTGGCGCTCACACTGGCCGGTATTGGCCTAGTTCTCATTACCCTGACCGATCAGGTGCTAGAATGGGCGATATGGATTTCAGTAGCTTCTATCATCACCCACCTTATAGGCGTAGCGTACGACTACCGGCAGGAACAAAAAGACGATGAACCTACAACTGGCAGCAAACACACTTCTTAGAATCCTCTGTGTTTTCGGCTTCCAGGCTATGGCCGTCATAGGCGGGGCCAGCCTGATTTCTTCGGATATAAGCCCAGCCACCGCCGCCCTACTCGCAGGCATAAGCGCAGTCGCCCAAGTGTTGCAGAAGCTCGCCGCAGCGTTTATGGATGACGGCGAACTGACCGTTGAGGAAATAAACGCCGCCTTCTCCGGCGCCACTAAAAAACCTAGTTCTTAAACTTATGGCCTTTTTGAGCTTCTTTTAAGCCATAAAAATAAAAAAAGTTTAGGGCGCTGACCAGCACAAATAGGCGTATTTGTTGCCATGCCCTAGTTTGGTGTTGACAGGTTGGTGTTGAATATGATTTAATTTTTATATGGAGCAAACGAAAGGCTACACGATGAAAACAGCAACACTAATCAAAAAACAATATGCCGATGATGGCACAAGACTAACCGATTGCTGCGGTACATATTCCACTTACATGGAAACATATTATGACCCAGCAACTGATTACGCAGAGTTTGAACTCTGCTGCAATC